TATAGGTTCTCTATTATACAATTACCTAAAGTACAATTCTTTACTACTGCGTGTAATATACCTGGCGTCAATATGGGTGATGCAATATTTCCTACACCTTTCAAAGATATTCCAGTTTTACCAGATAAAGTAACATTTGAAAATCTAGAAATAACTTTTTTAGTAGATGAAAAATTGCAAAACTATCAAGAACTTTTTAATTGGATTATGGCGATTGGATTTCCAGAAGATAGAGCTCAGTTCAAAAGTTTTAGACAAGAAAATGTAGACCAGTTTCCTACATCTCAATCAAAGATAAATGCACCATCAGATACACCTAAACCTAGAACACCAGACGGTGCAATGTATTCAGATGCAACATTAACAATACTATCTAATAAGAATAATCCAGTATTAAATGTAAACTTTTCAAATGTATATCCAGTATCACTTTCTGCGTTACAATATACAAATGACCAATCAGACACTCAATATATGAGTGCAACTGCAACTTTTCAATATCAATTATTTAAATTTGAATCGTTATAAGACTTGACAACTTTTTAATTATGGTATATAATATCTTATGGATTTAACAAAAATACAAGAAATGTTTGATAAAGATTCTAAGATTGATGAAACTAACATCAATCTAGAAGAGACTAGAAGTCCAGCATTACTTAATAAATATTTAAAACTTTATACTAATTTTAGACTTATGTTAAGTAGAGCTGAAACTGATATGAAAATATTAAAAAAACAAAAATGGGAATACTACTCTGGTAAATCAGAGAAACCATTTGAGTTAAAAATTCTTAGACAAGACATTCCAACATACTTAGAATCAGATGAAGATATGGTTAGATTACAATCTAAACTAGATTATCTTAAAGTCGTTTCTAGTTATTTGGAACATATTGTAAAAAATCTACATAGTAGAGGATTTCAATTAAGAAATATAACAACTTGGATTAAATATACGGAGGGTGCATTATGAGTATATGTGAAAATAGTTACTATTATTTCATAGGTGCATTAAATGACCAACAATGTAATGCAATTATAGAGAGAGGGTTATCTGACATGACTCTCACAGAACAAAAGAGTGGTAAACACGCTACAGATGCTACCACTTTTGATTTTAGACAAAAAGGTGGTGAAACATCTAATGCTGGTAATATTGCACAAAATCATTTGACTGCACAAGGTAGAAGAAAAAAAGGCATCAAAGAAGAAGATGTTTATGTTAGAGATACTAAAGTTGGGTGGTTAGCAGATAAATGGATATATGATTTGATACACCCATATATACGAGAAGCGAATCAAAAAGCAAACTGGAATTATGAATGGGATTTTTCTGAAACTTGTCAATTCACAGTATACAATCCAGGCCAGTTTTATTCGTGGCATACTGATGGTGGTTCAAGACCATACATACCATTTGACCCAACAGTTGAAAAACAAAGAAGAAAAGATAGTGACGGTAATTATATGATTGCAAAAGATGAAAATGGTAAAGAAGTAAAGTTTGATAAAACTTATAGAGACGGAAAATTTAAAGGTTTACCAAGATATATTCCAGCGCCTGGTTTTGTGGATAATCCAAATCAATTTTGGAAGACTAGAAAATTATCTGTAACGGTAAATTTAACTAATCCGAAAAATTACAAAGGTGGTAATCTTAAATTTGATTTAGGGCCCCATATGGGTAATAAAAGATATCACACTTGTACAGAGATAAGACCAAGAGGTTCTATTATAGTATTTCCATCATTTATACACCACTTGGTAACTCCAGTTACAGAGGGGACTAGATATTCTTTAGTAATATGGAATTTAGGAAAGATGTTCAAATGATTGATACAGTAAAATTTTTTAAAGAAAAAAAATATGTCTTGATTAAAGAGATGATACCAAAAGATATTGCAAAGGTAGCAACTCAATATTCTCATTATGATAGAGCAAGTAATTTTCAACCAGAATCAGAAGGAGCTCAAATTCCAGGCAGTCACAGTGTTTATGGTGACCCACTTATGGAAACACTTTTGAATTTTGGTAAAAATACAATAGAAAAATCTACTGGATTAGAATTATGGCCTACTTATTCTTATTATAGATTATATAAGGTGGGTGATGTGTTAAAAAGACATAAAGATAGACCATCTTGTGAAGTATCTATTACTTGTTGTTTAGGATATGATTATAAAGGTAAAGAAGATTATAACTGGGGTATGTTCGTTGGCCCAGAAGATGGTGAAAGAGGTACAAAGGGTAAGATGATTCCTATGGAGCCTGGAGATGGAGTAATCTATCGTGGGTGTGAAGTAGAACATTGGAGAGAAGCTTTTAACGCACCTATGGGTGCGTGGCAAACACAAGTATTTTTACATTATGTAGACAAAAACGGCCCATACGGTGATTTTTGCAAATTTGATTCTAGACCAGCACTTGGTCTTCCACACACAACGAAAGATATGGATAAAGTAAAAGCTGCAAATGATGTTGATAAAAATGCACCTTCTAAACAAAAAGACATAGACTTTCCAGAATTGAACAAAGAAGAAGTACCTTATGAAAATAGAGAAGAAAAATGAAGTATACATACGAATTGAAACAGAACCACATATTGCAAGAGAACTCTCAGAATATTTTACCTTTGAAGTGCCTGGTGCAAGATTTATGCCCAGTTATAGAAACAAAGTATGGGATGGAAAAATACGATTATTCTCAGTTGCTACTGGACAAATCTATCTGGGATTATTACCATACATCAGAGAGTTCTGTAAACGAAATGACATTAGATACGAATTAGATTTTAATACAAGACCAGAAAACTTAGATGAATCAACTATTAAATCATTTATTAAACACCTTAAAATTCCATACAAAGCTCGTGATTATCAGATTTCTAGTATTCTTTATGGTGCCAGAAAATGTCGTGGTCTTTTTGTTTGTCCTACTGCATCTGGTAAATCGTTAATCATTTATGGATTAACTAGATGGTGTCATTTAAAGAATCTTAAAATATTGATACTTGTACCCACAACAAGTTTAGTAGAACAAATGTCAAGTGATTTTATTGATTATGGTTGGTTAGAATCATACATACAAAAAGTATATTCTGGTTATAGTAAAAAGATAGAAAAAGATGTTGTGATATCTACTTGGCAATCTTTACATAAATTTCCTAAAAAATATTTTGAACAGTTTGGTTGTGTTATAGGTGACGAAGCTCATCTATTTAAAGCAAAATCACTTACATCTATAATGACTAAACTACATTTATGTAAGTATCGTTTTGGACTTACTGGTACATTAGATGATTTACAAACACATAAATTAGTTTTAGAAGGATTGTTTGGTACAACAAATAAAGTTATATCCACAAAAGAATTGATAGAAAAGAAAACATTATCTAATCTTAAAATAGATAGTCTAATTTTAGGATATAGTGAAAATGATTGTAAGATTGTGAAAGATTTAAAATATGCAGATGAGATAGATTATATTGTCAATGATAAAAGAAGATTAAATTTTGTAAATAAATTGGTTAGTCCACTTAAAGGAAATACATTAGTATTATATCAGTTTGTAGAGAAACACGGAAAACCATTATATGATTTGATAACAAATACTTACAAAGACAGAAAAGTTTTCTTTGTAAGTGGTGGTGTTGATGCATTGACTAGAGAAGATATTAGAGCTATAACTGAAAAATCTAAAGATGCAATCATTGTTGCATCATATGGTACTTTCTCTACTGGTATTAATATTAAAAACTTACATAATATAATTTTCTCATCACCATCTAAAAGTAAGATTAGAGTTTTACAGTCTATTGGTAGAGGTTTGAGATTAGGTGATAATAAAACAGAGTGTAAATTATTTGACATTGCAGATGACTTTTCATATAAAAATAGACAGAATTTTACACTTCGTCATTTTATGGAACGAATAAATATATACAACGAAGAACAATTTGATTATACAATACATAGGATAAAATTATGATAGACGAAAAGGATTATTTAAATTTAAAAGAAATGTATGACTATAAAAGAAAGATTGAGTATAATAAAGAAAAGATAAAAAAAAGAATTGATAAGATGTATGAACAATTTGAATTTAACATTATAGAAACAAAAGAAGAAATCTTTGAACACTTCTGGTCAAATGTAAATTTGAATAGAACTGACTTAGATGACCCCCCAATTGAGTGGAAACCAAAGGATAAAAAGTTAAGGTTGTGGAATGAGTAGTTACCGAATAATGAAACTATCAAATGGTGATGAAATCATTTGTAAGTTACACAATGCTGAAAATGGATATTTTAAAGTAGGATATCCTATGAAGATGTGTACGGTAAATACTATGGGAAAAGATGGTAAATATGAAGAAAATCTTGCACTTCGTAAGTGGGCTACATTTACCACAGATAAAGTATTTGCAATAGAGAAGAATCAAGTCGTTTTACATTATGAAGTGAATATTGGACTATGCAAATATTACGAATATATATTAAAAAGATATAATGATGCTGAACAATATAAAAATAAAGATGGTGATGAATTAAAAGTAAATGGTGATACTATTGAAGTTAAACAACAAAAAACTACACTAGAAGAATCAGATATGGAAGAATTAATTGATGAATATCAAAATGTACCTTATGATTATGATGATACAAAACACTAATTTCAATCAATACAAGAACAAGTATAACACTCAAAAATATTTTGTCAATAGGTAATTTATTTTTTTATGTGGTTGACAATATGATAAAACATGGTAAAGTAATGAATACAAGGAAATAATATTGGCTGCAAAGAAACAACATTATGTTAACAACAAACAATTTTTAGAGGCGATTACAGAGTGGAAAGAAAAAGTAAAAGATGCAGAGTCTTTAGGGGAAGAACGACCACCAGTAACAGATTATATTGGTGAGTGTTTTTTAAAGATTGCACAACACTTATCTTTTAGACCTAATTTTATTAACTATACATTTAAAGAAGAGATGATAGGTGATGGTATAGAAAACTGTCTACAATATGTAAATAATTTTGACCCAGAAAAATCAAAGAATCCATTTTCATATTTTACACAAATAATATATTATGCATTTATTCGTAGAATACAAAAAGAAAAAAAACAAACACACACTAAACATAAAATAATAGAAAAAAGTATGATGGCCACTTTTGACCAAAACCCTTTAGATGATACAAATTATGGTAATCAATATATGGATTATTTACAAAAGAATATGTTACCACAAGACGGTCAAGAAGTTTACAAGGCCAATAGTTCTAAGAAAAAAGAGATTAAAAAAAGTTTAGAAAACTTTTATGAGGAAAAATGAACTTAGATAATTACATAAAAAAAAGAGTTAAATACAGAATCATTACAGCAGATACTTGTGTTTATTGTGATAAAGCAAAAAAACTTATGGAAAACTTTAATATAGATTATGAAGAACACAATGTATCAAATAATGATATACGAGAAGATTTTAAAAAACAAGGGTTCAAAACTGTTCCACAAATATGGAATGAGAAGAACGAACATATCGGTGGATATGATGATTTAAAATCTTACATATATGATAGTCAATGGAAACATATTGACGGATACAAAGGAGAATAGTATGTTTAGTTTCATTACAAATTTATTTAAACCAAAACCAAAACCACTTAAAAAGTCAAGACTTTTAACAATGACTAAAAGAGAATTAGAAACATTAGGTCGTAAACATGGTCTTGAGTTAGATAGACGATATTTGAAAGACGATTTAGTTGAACAACTTTGGTCACATATTAATGGAAAATAATAATGTATGAATATAAATGCGAGATAGTAAGAGTTGTTGACGG